CACACCAGAAGCAAACTTCAAAAGAATAGCTAAGCTATGGTCTGTCTATAAAGATGTGCAGTTTACTGTCAAAGATGTCGGCATGATGATGACGCTGCTAAAGATAGCGCGTCTTCAACACACCGACCATGACGATTCATTTGTTGACATAGCTGGCTATGCAGCGGTTACTGCCGAAGCGATCTCCGGTATTGCAGATACTCAGCACCCTCAAGAGGATCCGCAAAACATTGTACCCATGAAACAGGATTAGGATTATGCGGATCAATGATCTGAAAAATTGCCTGACCAAAACGCTGCTGTTCAAATCCTTTGACGAAGGCGTAAGTGTCATGGAATTTGTAGCCTCTCGCTCTGGCAAGCCACGCTGTTGTTTCCTGCTCCACCAATTCGATCTGACCCAAAGCCCAGTTGTGCTTGTGTCCACTGATGTACAGAGAAGCGTTCGACTTAAACTTGGCCATCTTGTTCTGGGCATGAAGGCTGTTCCATTGGGAATGACCCGGCATATCATGGGCGGCATGGATGCGGCAGGATCTGCCGTTCGGGAACTTCAACTCAACTCGCGCCTCCCAATCCTCAAGAATACTATGAGGAGAGCGCATCCATTTAAGCGGATCACCGGCACCAGACCACATGTCGTGGTTGCCGCCAATCAGAATGAGAGGGTTCATCTCGTTAATCAACCACTCGACTAGCTTCCATGCTGTTTTGTGAGAAGTGTCTTGCTCGCCGTATAAGCGTCCTAGACGGCCTACCCAATTGTTCTGGTAGTCACCTAGGTTGCAGCCATACACGCCCTCATACTCGTTGATTATACGCAGATGCTCACGCAGATTATCCCAATCGCAATAGTTGTCATCGATGTGTGGATCACCCATCCATAGCAAACCAATGGGTTCATCCGATTTCATCTCAATCGGTATCCATTTCTTTGCGTCACGATTAGCTTTGCGTTTCTTGAAACGGCTATGAAGATGATCGATCACCTCATCAATAGGAATGTCATCTTCTGGCAGTGGTGGGATGTTGTATCTGCTATCAGCAAAGCTTTCCTTTGCTTTTTGAATACGGTTTTGAAGCGTTGCCAATGGTATACCGCTGGCTTCAGATGCTAACTTTAATGTGCCATGTGTGTCATATAACTTTTGGGCTTCATCAAGTTGCTCTTTACTGAGTGTCATTACAATCCAACATAAGTTGTTTAAGGGCTGGTCCTCGCGTTTTTATTTGCTGATACCAGAGAGAATCTTCCATTTGAGCAGCAGCCTCGTTGAAGTCTCTGTCCTCTAGCGCAGCAATTAACTTTTTGAAGCGCGAGAATCGAGGCCATCCAAGGTTAAATACCATCGATGCCAGCACTAGCTGCGCTGGATCAGGCAGATCACGCCACCAATCCATACGGTCATCAAGCTCATCAATGGCAACCTTGACATCATCAGCAAGGATGACTTTGGCTGCATGCTCTGAGATAGGTGTCTGAAGATTATGCCCATATCCGATTGTGGGAACGCCAACAGTATCGGTATACATACTAAGGCTCTTGCCCTCATGCTCTGCAATGAGGTCAGTCAACTCTGATACTACAATCATTTCTTAAACATCTTTGTTAGCTGTTGAACGCCGAAGCTGGCGGCAAACACAACGCCAACGGCTGTTTTGTAGAAGTCAGGCATTGACTGCAACGCATCGAAGCCGCGTTGCACGATGTCTTCATGCCCTGTGAATGCTAATATAAGGGGGATGCTTACTAGAATTGTAAGCCATTCGTCTTTCCAAGATGATGCAGAAGCAGATGCCATTGTCTGGTTCCACTCCTGTTCGCCAGCAGCAACACGCTTGGCTACCTCGACCTTGGCTTTCTGTGTCTCGACCTTGCCTTCCATCCATGTGCCAGCAAGAGAGGCAACAGCATTAATGATAGCAATCATTTTTTAAGCCACCGCTGCACTGTCTCCATCTCGTAGATGCGAAGCGCAGTCCATACGATAGTGAACACAGCGGCTACTGGTGGAAGCATATCTGTCACTGAACCCACCGTTGCGAAAATTGCTGCACTATCTAATATATCTTTCTGATCCATGGGTTAAACCTACTGCATTAATGCATAATAGAAAACGCACATTATTACGCCAGCAACTACGAACACCGCTACGCCAATAAGAATGTATTCAATGATTTCTTCTTGTCGCCTTGCAGCTTCTATCTGCTCTTGTTTTTTCTTAACTCTAATCCCTGCCTGTATCTTTATTATTTGTTGCCAAGCAGTCATGCCGTACTGGCTAGTGATAAAATTCCGAAGCTCATGCTCCATTTGCTCTGCCTTCTTCATAGCTGCAAATGTTTCTAATGCTTCTTCTTCTACCGATCCAATGCGCCTGCCTTTTGCCTTAGAGTGGCCTTCCTTGACAGCGTTGATGCCTTGCATCCACCTACCCAAATCGCCAGCCATTTGCTCAATGTCTCTCCCATGTTGAAAGGCAGAGCAAATAGCTTTGTATGCTGTACTAGCAAGTGCGATTCCGGTAACAGGATCCATTCATGTTACGTCTTTGGATTAGCAGCTTTGATCTCAGCAACATGCGTTTGCCAAGCATCAAGACCGTTTTCTGTAATGTACTCAAGCTGGCTTTCTAGTGTGCCGTAAGCTGTTTGTCTTGCGATGAGCCATGCTGGTCTGTTATCGACATATTCTTCTGGTTCTTCTTCTTCTTCAACGATAGGCTCAGGTTTAGCTGAAGCTGTGGAAGTGAAACCAACTGTTGCGAAGCTTGGTGCAACGCCAGTTTTTGGCGCAAACTGTAATGCCAAATCATCAAGGTCAGCCTCCGTCATGTCAGCAGACAGAACAAGCTCTGCCCAACTATTGTCGGCATAGCGAAGTGTTGCGATGCCGCCTTCAATCTTTTCAATGTTATAATTTGTCATGTCCATTTCCTCAGTGGGCAGGTAGCCGAAGCTAGTTCAACTTTTAGCGGCATAAAACAACCACACTTTTTGCATTGCCTAATGACTGATCGAAACCAATCACACGCCTTACAAATCTCATAGCGTTCATCAGCCGTCATGCCACTGAACCCGCTAGTGTGCCTGTGTTATTCATAGTAACTGATGTGCCTAATACGGCTGCGCCAGCAGCCCCGCCGCCAGCACCACCAGAACCGTTAGTACGATTGCCGTTAGCGCCTGTGTTACCGTTAGAGGCAGATTGACCGTAGGCTGCGCCAGATTGACCTGACCCACCGTTGCCAGCATTTTGCCCGCCAGATGCGCCGCCCGATCCACTTGCAAGTGTCTGGTTGTAGCCTTGACCACGCCCGCCGTTACCGCCTGTGCCACCGCTGGTGTTTGTGTTACTCGTTACACTTCTGTAGCACTTAGCCGAATAGTAAGCGTCATCGTTGTACTGACAAGTGTGAGTTCCACTGCGAAAAGATGAATTTCCAAATTTACACCGGCAAACTTGGGTTCCTTTTTGCCCTACCTGATAAGATTGAGTGAACGAGCCACAGCGAGATAGGTTCATACAACCACCGTCTGAGAAATCCCAGCCTTTTCCAGCAGATGTTCCTTGGTACTGGTTGCTAGTCGTGGAATACCGACCACCACCACCGTTGCCGCCCTTACCGCCGCCGCCGCCGCCAGCCAGCAAGCTGCCAGCGTTGTTGATTGTCACGTTTGAAGCTGCGTTATTGATAGCGTGACCGCCAGCACCACCGTTAGCTGTACCACCCTTGCCAATGATCGAACCGTTGTTGTTGATAACAAGAGTGCCAGCAAGAGTGCTTGGAATATCCAGCGCATCATCAGACACGCCGCCAATGGTAACGCCGCTGTTGATAAGGATTTCTTTTGGATAGTCTACAGCATAGTCAGAACCAAATAATGTGTCAGCGTCTTGATCGGTTGATTCTGTAGTGTATGTAAACCGAAAGCCTTTGGCTTGGCCGCGAAAGTTGGTAAAATTTATTATGCCACTTGTAGGCACAGACGCAGCTAAATTTACGCCAGTATTGTTAGCAGCCTTGGCACGAATGTTACTGCCGCCCCGATACAAATCAGAATAACTGATTGCACCGGAGCCACCCACAAACTCTGTGCGTAGATCACCAAAGGATACTGCGCCTGATGCTGCTATTGCCATTATGGAGTTCCAAAAGCTGTAATATCATCTGTAGCTATTACCGCACCCGCAGTCGTAAGCTTGAAAACCTCAACGCTGTTATAAATAAACACCATATCAGAACCGTCTAAAGCAGAAGACCAGCCAGTGGGGAAAGCTGCAACATTATCTAATGCACCTGCAACGACATCTCCATTGGCATCAAGAAGATCTGCTATATCTCTTGCTTTACTCATTTAATGCTCCTACGGTTTAGAAGGCCAGACAACATCTGCTAATGAAGAATACGTCTCGGTAATGTCACGCAATGCCTGACGATAAGTAGTCTGCGCCGCTGTCATCGAAAGATCGCTAGATGCCCACCAGTCTGTCGCTGCAATCAAGCGGTCACGTTCTTCACGGAGTAGCTTCATAGGCTCTGCTGCGCGAAGTTCTGCTGCCTTTGCGTTGACCTCAGACCAAGTTGTACCCCATTCAGCCACGTTGCTGCTTTCGATGGCAGAGCCATTAGCGTCTGCGCCTGTGACTTTGCGAAACATCTCGTTAAA